ATGATTGATGCTATACAGATTGAATACAGCCTTCGTGTGATTGATTCAGAAGATTTTTGGGGTGATGAACCGCGTTTGGAGTTCGTTTTTGTGACCGGCCACCAGCGTCGGACACAAGTCTATGTGCAAAACGGTGGGCAGCTGGCGAGTAACTTTGGTGGCGGTGTTTGGGCGTCCGGCTCAGCGACGATTACTGACCTTGAGGCCGTGACGCCGATCGTGCCTTATCGACGATCGCCTTTCTTTGGTTTTGGCGTGCGTGCGATGGAAAATGACGACAGCAGGCCCGATGAGCGACGCAGGGCACGCAATGACATGGCGCGGGGGCTGGAAGCCGCGCTTGATCCGATCTTTCGTGACGGAAGGGTGCCGACTGTTCGCAATCTGTGGAATGCCATGAACGGCGCTGCTTTGCCTACCAGGGGGACGAGGATGACAGAATTGGGGTTGCCGCCCGAATTTACCCGGACCTATATGCGGAATTTGGCGCAAGTCGTGATGGCACAACCTTGGTGACGGATGAATTTAGGTTCGGTGAAGATGGTGCGCATTGGCAGATGAATTGGCGTATGAGGCAGTATCGTTTGTAACGAATTTCCGTTGAAAATAAGGGGTAAACTGCTGTTTGTTAACGGTTTCTTACCCTGTGCGCACTCAGCTTATGCGTGTATTTCGCTTGACTTATCGAACGGTCCTATGTATAACTTGTGACAAGCTGGAAGAAGTGGGTAAGCGGCACGGGGGAAACCTTGGCGCCGCTTTTCTGTTTCTGCTCGTGCGGTCAGTATGAGAGGCGGGTTTACAACAATATGGTACTTATCACACCCGATACAGGTCACCTGTCGGCGGAGGACGTTCTGACGTCGGCGGAAGAGTTATTCGTGGCTGCTGAGAAGATTTTGCAGGACCGAATGCACCAGTTGGACGCGGGCGGGGGGCCGGTGGACAGCGAAACGAAGAAGGATCTGGGCGCTTATATGAGGGCGCTTGGGTATTTCATCCATGAAAGGCAAGAAATTGAAAAGCGCAGAGCAAAACTTGACGGTGCCGCCAGCGGTAGATCCGGTACGGTGCTTGACCTCAGTGACGCAAGAGCTGAGATCGGGCGCAGACTGGCTTGCCTGCGCGACGCCTCGTGAGCAGGAGACATTCCTGAATGACCTATCTAAGGAAGCGCTTTTGGCGCTTCCTTTTTTGTTTGAGTTCTGGGCCTTGCCGCATCAGTTGCCGCCCACGACATGTGAAGATGGGCGGGATTGGCGCACGTGGCTGTGTCTTGGCGGGCGTGGTGCGGGAAAAACCCGGGCCGGTGCGGAATGGGTGCGCCGTGAGGTCGAGGGGGGGAAACCCTTGGATGCGGGGCGGTCCAGTCGTGTGGCCTTGGTGGGGGAAACCTTTGATCAGGTGCGTGACGTTATGATTTTTGGCGACAGCGGTATTATGGCCTGTTCGCCGCCGGACCGGATGCCGGAATGGCATGCGGGAAAACGGCAGCTGATTTGGCCCAATGGTGCGATGGCGCAAGCGTTTTCGGCCCATGAACCAGAGAACCTACGCGGGCCGCAGTTTGACGCGGCTTGGGTGGATGAGCTGGCGAAATGGAAGAAGTCGCAGGAAAGCTGGGATATGTTGCAGTTTGGACTGCGGCTGGGGGAGATGCCCCGGCAATGCGTGACGACAACGCCGCGCAATGTGCCGGTGCTTAAGGCGATTATGGCGAATGCATCGACGGTGACGACCCACGCGCCGACAGAGGCGAATAGGGCCTATCTGGCGGATAGTTTTCTAGAGGAAATTCGCACGCGTTATGCGGGGACGCGGCTTGGGCGTCAGGAGTTGGACGGGGTGTTGTTGCAGGACACAGAGGGCGCGTTGTGGCGTCAGGAAATGATTGAGGCCTGTCGCGATGATGCAGCACCTGAATTTGACCGCATTGTTGTGGCCGTGGATCCGCCGGTGACGGGACACGCGGGATCAGATGAATGTGGGATTATCGTGGCGGGTGTTGTCACGAAAGCTGCGCCGCAGGATTGGACTGCATGGGTTTTGAAGGATGCGACTGTGGCGGCGAGTTCGCCGATGCAATGGGCCCAGGCGGCGATTGATGCGATGCGAGAATTCGGCGCGGATCGGCTGGTGGCGGAGGTCAATCAGGGCGGGGATATGGTGGAAACGATCATCCGCCAGATTGACCCTTTGGTCGCCTACACGGGTGTGCGGGCCAGTCGCGGCAAGGTGGCGCGGGCTGAACCTGTGGCGGCCCTGTACGAACAGGGGCGCGTGCGGCATTTGCGCGGGCTTGGGGCGCTTGAGGACCAGATGTGTTTGATGGGCGCGCAGGGGTTTGCGGGCAGTGGCAGCCCGGACCGGGTGGATGCTTTGGTTTGGGCCTTGCAGGATCTGATGATTGATCCCGCACAGACTTATAAGCGGCCACAGGTGCGCGGTTTGTAACGCGGAATTTTGAGTATTTTTGGCAAGATGAATGGGGCGGTTTTTGGACCGGTCTTGAAAGGCATGTCTGGGCGTTATGCGTTGGATAGGTCAGTGAAAACACATGAGGAGCGAGCTCTATGGTATTTGATTTCCTAGGAAAATCAGCGCAGGCGGCAGTGGAGGTGAAGGCCTCGGCGGCGGGGCCGGTGATTGCGATGCAGAGCGGCATGTCGGGCCGTGTGGCCTGGAGCCCGCGCGATGTGGTGAGCCTGACGAAAACCGGGTTTACGGGTAACCCAATTGGGTTTCGGTCGGTGAAATTGATTGCGGAGGCGGCGGCGGCTTTGCCTTTGGTTTTGCAAGACAGCGAGCGGCGGTTTGAGCAGCATCCGGTGTTGGATTTGGTGCGCAAACCAAACGCGGGCCAGGGCCGTGCGGAGCTGTTTGAGGCGCTTTATGGGCAGCTTTTGTTGTCGGGCAATGGGTACATTGAGGTGGTGCCGGATGAGGATGGGCAGCCGGCGGAACTGCATGTTTTGCGGTCTGATCGTATGAATGTGGTGCCGGGGCGTGATGGTTGGCCGGTGGCTTATGAATATGCCGTGGGCGGGCGCAAGCATCGCTTTGATATGACCGGGGATATTCAGCCGATTTGTCATGTGAAGACGTTTCACCCGCAGGACGATCATTATGGTTTGTCCCCGATGCAGGCGGCGGCCAGCGCGATTGATGTGCATAATGCGGCGAGCCGGTGGTCGAAGGGCTTGTTGGACAATGCAGCAAGGCCGTCCGGGGCGTTTGTGTATCACGGTGGCGAGGGCCAGGCGCAGTTGAGCCAGGATCAGTATGAACGTCTGCAATCGGATATGGCGAGCTATCATCAGGGGGCGGCGAATGCGGGGCGTCCGATGTTGCTTGAGGGTGGTTTGGATTGGAAACCGATGGGGTTTAGCCCGTCTGACATGGAGTTCCAGAAGACGAAAGAAGCGGCGGCGCGTGAGATTTCCGTGGCCTTTGGGGTGCCGCCGATGCTTTTGGGCATTCCGGGGGATGCGACCTATGCAAATTATCAGGAAGCGAACCGGGCGTTTTTCCGGCTGACGGTTTTGCCATTGGCGACCAAGGTGACGGCGGCTGTTTCGGATTGGCTGTCGGGCATTGCGGGCGAGCAGGTTGAGTTGAAACCCGACTTGGATCAGGTGGCGGCGTTGGCGGGGGAACGTGACAGTCAGTGGCGTCGGATTGCGGGCGCGTCTTTCTTGAGTGATGCGGAAAAACGCAGTCTATTGGGCCTTCCTAAACTGGCGGATGACGATGGTTGATACACCCGAGAAACATACGGGATCGCGGTTTCTTTACGATAGTTTTGACGCCGCCAGTGCCCGGATTGAAGCGAATGAACGGGTCAATCAGATGCAATTTGAGGCGCTTGGCCAGAGGCTTGATCGCATTGAAGTGATGATTGAGCGGCTGGATAAGCGGCTTTGGTTGACGGTTTACGGCGTGGTTGGGGTGATCCTGGCCCAGGGCGTGAGTTCGATCATTGATGCTGTTCCAAAGTAATGCGGCGCCGTTTTGGTGCGAACGCAGGTGTAAGGAATTTTAATATGACTTATGAGATAAAATCGGACTTGGAAGTGAAATTCTGCCGGATGGATGCGGGTGTGAGCTTGGTCGATGGGGCAAGCGTTGAGGGCTATGCGTCTTACTTCGGGATCGCGGATCAGGGCGGCGATGTGGTGGAAGCGGGGGCCTATGAGGTGTCGCTGGCGGCATTGGCGCAAAAGGGACGCAACGTGAAGATGCTGTGGCAGCATGATCCGGCGCAACCCATTGGGATTTGGGATGAAATTCGCGAAGACAGCAAGGGACTTTATGTAAAGGGGCGCTTGCTGTTGGACGTGGAAAAAGGCCGTGAAGCGGCGGCTTTGATTGAGGCGGGGGCGATTGACGGCTTGTCGATTGGTTACCGCACCAAGAAAGCGACAAAGAACAACAGAGGCCAGAGGCTTCTGAACGAGCTGGAGCTTTGGGAGGTGTCGCTTGTGACGTTTCCAATGCTGCCGGAAGCGCGAATTGGGGCTAAGGGTGACACGCCTGAAGGCCATGATCTGCGTGAGCTGGCGGGGGCAATTGAAGCGGCCCGCCAGAGTTTGACCCGCGATGAGCGCGAGGTCTGAATCTCTCTGGGTCTTGACCCTTTGGGGCTAAGGCCCTTCAGAACAAGGAAAATCTGAATGGAGAACTCCGAGTTTAAGGCTCGGAATGGGGGCGGTGTGTCTGCTTCCCATCCGACGACCCAGACCCCCGTTGCGGAGGTGAAAACCGCGCTCGAGGGTTTCATGAACGATATCAATTTCAAGTTTCAACAACAGGAAGACAAACTGACCATGTTTGAACGTAAATCTGTCATCACCGGGCGTCCCGCCCTTTCCGCCGCTGCTGAAGTCGAGGTTCCGCACCAGAAAGCGTTTAACGCTTATCTGCGGTCCGGGGATGAGGACGCGATGCGCGGCCTTGAAGTGGAAGGCAAATCCATGACCACCGCTGTTGCGGCAGATGGTGGTTATTTGGTGGATCCGCAGACATCGGATACGATCATGTCTGTGTTGAAATCATCGGCGTCCCTGCGTTCGATTTCGAATGTGGTGAACGTCGAGGCGACGTCTTATGACGTGCTGGTCGATCACACGGAACTTGGTGCGGGCTGGGCGGATGAAGTGACGGGGACGTCCGAGACATCTTCGCCGCAGTTTGATCGTATTTCCATTCCTTTGCATGAATTGTCGGCCCTGCCAAAAGCGTCACAGCGTCTGTTGGATGACAGTGCTTTTGACATCGAAGGTTGGCTGGCTGGCCGCATTGCCGATAAGTTTTCTCGTGCAGAAGCGGCGGCGTTTATCAATGGTGATGGTGCGGATAAGCCGAAGGGTTTCTTGCAGCACACAATCATTGCAGATGGGGGCTGGACCTGGGGTAACCTTGGTTATGTCGCCACTGGTGCGGATGGTGATTTTGACGGTGCGAACCCGGCGAATTCTATCCTGGATCTGGTTTACGCCCTGGGTGCGGAATACCGTGCGAATGCGTCTTTTGTGATGAACTCCAAGACCGCCGGCGTTGTGCGTAAGATGAAAGATGCGGATGGTCGTTTCCTTTGGACCGATGGTCTGACGGCGGGTGAGCCTGCACGTCTTCTGGGTTATAAAGTTCTGATTGCCGAAGATATGCCTGATATCGCATCTGACGCCCATGCGATTGCCTTTGGTGATTTTGGTGCCGGTTATACGGTTGCGGAACGTCCTGATCTGCGTGTGCTGCGTGATCCGTTTTCTGCCAAGCCACATGTTCTGTTCTATGCGACCAAACGTGTTGGCGGTGACGTGAGCGATTTTGCCGCGATCAAACTGCTGAAATTCGCAGTGAGCTAATCACTGCGATGTGTGTCGGGGGGGAATGCCCCTGGCATACGGCGCGCGCGGCATTTTCCATGTTTTCCAGCTGCTCCCCTCCGTTCGGGCGATATGGGCGGCGCGCGTCATTTCAGAAAGGCCAGGGTTCTGGCCTGTGAGGGAAGTGTTTTTCGGAGAAATTTCATGATGTTAATCGAGCAGACCACGATCCCGACGCTTTCGCTGCCACTGGCTGCATTCAGGGATCATCTGCGTCTGGGCACAGGGTTTGCCGATGACGCAGTGCAAGATGGCGTGTTGGAACGCGCGTTACGGGCCGCTTTGGTGATGATTGAGACGCGCACGGGCAAAGTGTTGCTACAGCGTGATTTTATCTGGCGGATTTCCGGCTGGCGGGGGCAGGATTGCCAGGCTTTGCCGGTGGCCCCGGTTTCGGCGCTGATCAGCGTGCAGATTGTTGACCGCGTGGGGGATGTCTTGGTGATTGATCCATCGCGATACCGTTTGAAGGAAGATGATTTTCGCCCGCAACTTGTGACGACCGGGGGGCGTTTGCCGTCCATTCCTGCGGCGGGTGAGGCTGAGATCGGGTTTCAGGCGGGCTTTGGGGCCACCTGGGGTGATGTGCCCGCGGATCTGGCGCAGGCGGTGTTTATGCTGGCAGCGCGTCTGTATGAAAACCGTGATGGGATGGACGATAGCAGTCTTCCGGGCAGCGTCGAGGGCTTGATCGCCCGCTATCGCACGGTGCGCACGTTAGGCGGTGCGACATGAGTGTGATCCTGAACAAAGAGCTGACTTTGGAAAGCCCGGTGTTGAACCCGGATGGGGCTGGTGGTTGGGCGCAGACTTGGGTGGTGCAGGGCACGTTATGGGCGCAGGTCATTGCGGCCAGTGCGCGTGAGAAGGCCACCAATCTGACGACCAGATCCACGGTGCGCTATAATATTTTGGTGCGCGGTGCCCCGGAGGGTGCGCCCTCGCGGCCGCGCCCTGAACAGCGGTTCACCGATGGGGCGCGCATTTGGCGCATCACGGCTGTGAAGGAAGCGGACACACGCGGAATGTATCTGACCTGTCACGCCGAAGAGGAGGTCGCGTCATGAGTTATGGTGTTGCATCTGCTTTGCAATCCGCTGTCTATCAGCGGCTGGCGGCGAATAGCGATTTGGCGTTTCTTGTGGGCACGGCGATTTATGACACGGTGCCTGCGGGGGTGATCCCAGCGACCTATGTCAGTCTTGGCCCGGAAGATGTGCGCGATCGGTCCGATCAGACGGGGGCGGGAGCATTGCATTTTGTCACGGTCAGTGTGGTGACGGATGAAGCCGGTTTTCAGACGGCGAAGGACGTGGCGGCGGTGGTGTCGGACGCGTTGATTGACGCTGAACTGATCCTTGCACGCGGCAAGCTGATTTACATGCGATTTGACCGAGCGACGGCGAGACGTGTTGGCGTTGGGGAAACCCGGCGGATCGACATCCGTTTCCGCGCCCGTGTCGAGGATAGCTAATCTCCAGGATAGCTAATGTCGAAGATAATTGATCCTATAATAACCGGAGAAGAATGATGGTTGCTCAAAATGGTAAAGACCTGCTGATCAAGATGGATATGAACGGCGCGGGGCTGTTTGAAACTGTGGCGGGGCTGCGGGCCACGCGGATCAGCTTTAATGCGGAAACCGTGGATGTCACGAGCCTGGAAAGCCAAGGGGGCTGGCGTGAACTGCTGGGCGGTGCCGGTGTGAAATCGGCGGCGATTTCTGGGTCTGGTGTGTTCAAGGATGAAGGCACGGACGAACGTGCGCGTCAGATTTTCTTTGACGGTGAAACGCCGCAGTTTCAGGTGTTCGTGCCCAATTTTGGCGTGATTGAGGGGGCGTTTATGGTGACATCGATCGAATATAGCGGCAGTCATAATGGCGAGGCGACTTATGAGTTGTCGATGGCCTCGGCCGGTGCTTTGACCTTCACGGCGCTTTGATATGGCGAACCCTTGGACAGGCGAAGTGGCGCTGACCTTAAATGGCGAGCGCCAGGTGTTGAAACTGACACTGGGCGCTTTGGCAGAGCTTGAGGCGCAGCTTGAAACCGGCACGCTTGTTGGGCTGGTGGAACGGTTTGAGGCGCGCGAATTTTCCACCCGTGATGTGCTGGCCCTGGTTGTGGCGGGCCTGCGGGGTGGCGGATGGCGTGGCCAGGCTGGTGATCTGATTGATGCGGATATCGAAGGCGGCCCGCTTGAGGCGGCGCGGGTGGCGGCGCAGCTTTTGGCGCGGGCCTTTGCTTTGCCAGATGAGGCTGGGGCCTGATGTCGGAGCAGGGGTTTGACTGGACCACATTGATGCGGGCCGGGATGCGCGGCGCTGGGTTGAAGCCTTGGGATTTCTGGCGTCTGACTCCTGCGGAGTTGATGTTGATGTTGGGGCATGAAGGCCAAGGGCGCGCGCTCAGTCGTGGGCGTTTGGATGAGTTGCTGGCGGATTTCCCGGATGAGCCTGCTTCGACAGTGAATGGCCCCTCAAGTAATGGAGAGTATGATGGCGGAATTTGACGAAGTTGATGGCCTTGATCAGAGCCTTGAGACGCTGGAAACGGCGCTTGGGGCGACCACGGGCATGACGCAGGCCTTTGGCAATGAATTGTCGCGCTTGGATGATAGCCTTGGTGGCACCGCGAAAGAGGTCACGACCTTAAGCCGTGGCGTGTCGCGTGGTTTGAAGGGCGCGATTGATGGCTTGGTGTTTGACGGGGATAAACTGTCGACGGCCTTGAATGGCGTTGCGAAATCCATGCTGGACACGGCCTATTCCGTTTCGGTGAAGCCAGTGACGGATCGCCTTGGCGGCTTGGTTGGCCAGGGGGTGAACAGCTTGTTTAACGGGTTGTTTCAGTTTGCCGATGGCGGGTCCTTTGCCCAGGGGCGCGTGACGCCTTTTGCCAATGGTGGTGTGATCAGTGGTCCCACGAGTTTTCCCATGCGTGGTGGCACGGGACTGATGGGCGAAGCGGGGCCAGAGGCGATTATGCCTTTGTCGCGTGGTGCCGATGGCAAGCTTGGTGTGCGATCAGAAGGCGGTGGTCGGCCTGTGCAGGTGGTGATGAATATCTCAACACCGGATGTGGGCGGGTTTCAGCGGTCTCGCAGTCAGATTGCAGCCCAGATGAGCCGGGCTTTGGGGCAGGGTTCGCGCAACCGCTAGACAAATGATGACAGCAGCATGAGAGGCGCGGGTTACCCGGGTCTCTTTTTTCTTTGAACGGAGGGTATTCCCATGGGGTTTCATGAAGTTAGATTTCCAGCCAATCTTAGTTTTGGGTCACTTGGTGGCCCTGAGCGGCGCACGGATGTTGTGGCCTTGGCCAATGGTTTTGAGGAGCGCAACACGCCTTGGGCGCATTCGCGCCGTCGGTATGATGCAGGGCTTGGGATGCGGTCTTTGGATGATCTTGAGGTGCTGATCGCTTTCTTTGAAGCCCGTCGTGGCCAGTTGTTTGGCTTTCGCTGGAAGGATTGGGCGGATTTCAAATCTGGGCGGGCCTCGGCTGAGGTGAATTATGCGGATCAGGTGATTGCGATTGGGGATGGGGTGAAGAAGGATATCCCATTGGTGAAGACCTATACGTCGGGTGAACACAGTTATGTGCGCCCGATCACCAAGCCCGTTTTGCATTCGGTGAAGATCGGGTTGGACGGTGATGAGTTTCAAGAGAGCGTCGATTATACGGTCGATCACCTAACGGGCATGGTGCATTTTGATCATCCGCCCGATGAGGGTGCCGAGATCCAAGCCGGGTTTGAATTTGACGTGCCTGTGCGGTTTGACGTGGATCGGATTATGACGTCCGTGGCGAGTTTCAAAGCTGGCAATGCGCCGGATGTCCCTGTGTTGGAGGTGCGTGTCTGATGGCGTTTCCAGCGGATTTAGCGGCCCATCTGGCGGAAGGTGTGACCACCACTTGCCGGGCTTGGGCGATTACGCGGCGTGATGGGGAAAGCTATGGCTTTACGGATCATGACCTGAACTTCTCTTTTGAGGGTATCGAATTTATTGCAAATACGGGGTTAAGCGCGAAGGCATTGACCCAGTCCACGGGGCTGTCTGTCGATAACACAGAGGCGATGGGGGCGTTGACATCTGCTGCTGTGACCGAAGAGGACATCATCGCGGGGCGTTTTGATCGGGCGCAGGTTCAGGCTTGGCTTGTGAATTGGGCTAATCCAACCCAGCGTGTGGTGCAGTTTTGTGGAGAAATCGGCACACTAACCCGTGGGGATGGCAGCTTTGACGCCGAATTGCGCGGGATCACAGAAGCCCTGAACCAACCGCAGGGCCGCGTTTACCAAAGCCCATGTTCTGCTGTGCTGGGGGATCAGCAATGCGGTTTTGATTTGGACCAGCCAGGGTATGCGGTTGAGATCGCTGTGCAGGCCGTCGCTGAGCAGCGTATTTTTCGCTTTGAAACCTTAGGGGCGCTAGATGCATTTGATCACCGTTGGTTTGAGCGCGGTCGATTTCGGGTGCTGACGGGGAAGGCTGCGGGGCTGATCGCATTGATCAAAAACGACCGCCTGTCTGGGGATGGGCGTTTGGTTGAGTTATGGGACGCGTTGCAGGCAGAGATTTCCCCGGGTGACATGATCCGGCTTGAGGCGGGCTGTGACAAGCGCGCGGCCAGTTGCAAGTTCAAGTTCAACAATTTCCTGAACTTTCGCGGATTTCCACAGATACCGGGCGAAGACTGGTTGATGGCGGCGCCAAAGCAGGCGGATGCGAACACGGGTGGATCCTTGGTTGGGACTGCTGCGCCTGGATCTGGTTTCGGGGTTGGTGGTGGTGGCGACAACGATGACATCTTCTTCGGGCCGGGAGCGTTTTGATGGATAATAAGCGCCTTATTGTATCGAAAGCACGGGCGTGGATTGGCACGCCATATTTGCATCAAACATCTGCCAAAGGGGCTGGCTGTGATTGTCTGGGGCTTTTGCGCGGGATTTGGCGTGAGATCTTTGGTCAGGAACCTGCGGCTGTACCCGCATATACGGCTGATTGGTCAGAACCCTCACGGGATGAAGTGTTATGGCGTGCGGCCTGTCGGCATTTGGTGGTGAAGCCTAAAGACAAGCCTGCCGCTGGGGATGTGCTGTTATTTCGCATGCGCAAAGGATCTGTGGCGAAACATCTGGGGATACAGGGGGACTGTGGGGTCTCGCCGACGTTCATCCACGCTTATAGTGGTCACGGGGTGACAGAAAGCCCGCTGAGCCAACCATGGGAGCGCAAGATAGCGGCCCGGTTTGAATTTCCAAAGGAGAGCAACTGA